CACTGCTTACTCAGCTAATCGGAAGAGTAATTAGAACACAAGAAGGAAAGAAACAGCCAGTAATCGTTGACATTCATCTTGAAGGTAATACCGCAAGACGACAGGCAAATGCACGATTCGGATATTACATGAAGCAGGGATACGATATTGAAACGATATAAGCATGGAAAAATTCTTCTTGACAAAAGGTTAAATTTTTGATATAATGATACTTTATAATTGGAAAAAGATAAATAGAGCAACCAAAGGAAAAGTTCGTGACATAATCACGGTGATTCATGGAATGACCTATAATCTTATGCCCAAAAATAAAAGAGATAGGCTTTACAAGTACTATCAACAAGATTTTTCTGGACACAGCTTTCTGCTTAATCCAGAAAGACTATTTTTACACCGAGAAGAATACGAGGATATAGAGATCGCACAGTATGTAGGTATTGCAGCGCAGCGGTCTTACGCCGAGTATAAACTCAGTAAAGATACCACACTAGACCTTTTTGAATATGACGGAAAGGACATAATATTATATAGTAACAGACTTCTAACTGTAGAAGGGAATCGTATTCACTTCAAGTTTGAAGACAATTAAGGAGTAAAAAATGGCATTGACATTTAATCAATCTAAGGGCGAAGCCCAAAAAAGCAAAGTAAAAAGTTACGCATACGTAGACGGAGATAATAAAGTTCGTCTAGTAGGAGATATTTGCTCAAGATATGTATACTGGCTCAAAGGTGAGAATGATAAAAATATTCCAATGGAATGTTTATCTTACGATAGAGAGAAAGAAACATTTAATAATCTTGAGAAAGACTGGGTAAGAGAATATTATCCAGATCAAAAATGTACTTGGTCTTATGCAATACAGTGTATTCATAATGGAGAGGTACAGGTCTTTAATCTAAAGAAAAAATTATGGGAGCAAATCAGAGTTGCTGCTGAAGATTTAGGTGATCCAACAGATTTTGAAACTGGTTGGGATATTCACTTTAAAAGAGTAAAGACTGGACCAATGGCTTACAATGTGGAGTATCAACTACAACCATTGAAGTCAAAACCAAGACCATTAACAGATAGTGAAAAAGAGTTAGTTTCAAACTTAAAATCAATGGACGAGGTTCTTCCAAGACCTACACCTGATGCTCAGAAAGAGCTTCTTGACAGACTAAGAGAAGGTAGTAGCGATTCTTCTAGCGAAGAAACAATTTCGGAGGACTTTGACTAATGATTGGAGTAGGAGATAAGTTCCCTTCATTTTGTTTGAATGGAATTGATGATGAAAATAATCTTTTAGTAGTGGACTATGACACCATTGATAAGTGGACAGTTGTATTCTTTTATCCTAAAGATTTTACTTTCATTTGTCCTACTGAGATTAGTGGCTTCAATATTATTGGGGAAGAGGCAGAAGTATTTGGTATAAGTGGTGATAATGAATTTTGCAAACTTGCTTGGAAAGAAAGCAATGAAGAAATAGGCGATATTAATTTTTCACTACTTGCCGATTGCGGTCTAGTTCTTGCCAATGAATTAGGAGTTACAAACGGTCAAGTTTGTTATAGGGCAACTTACATAGTTGACCCAGACGGTGTTGTTGCTCACGTTTCTGTGAATCGTGACGATACAGGTAGAAATGCAGAAGAAATTTTGAGAACATTACAAGCACTGAAGTCAGGTGGACTGACTGGGTGTGCTTGGCAACCTGGAGACAACTTCGTTATATGATACTTTTTACTGCAGACTGGCATATAAAGCTAGGGCAAAAGAATGTTCCTCTACCGTGGGCTTGCTCACGGTATGAACTCTTTTATCAACAGATAGAAGAAGCAGTACAAAAACATAATATAGAGTTGCATATTATAGGTGGAGACCTCTTTGATAGAGTACCATCTATGGACGAGCTGACTCTATATTTTGATTTTGTAAAACGACAAAAAGTTAGAACGATCATTTATGATGGAAACCACGAAGCAACTAGAAAGAATAAAACTTTCTTTTCTAATTTAATTCGTGCTACACAAGACATAAATCCTTTAGTAGAAGTAATAACTGAAACACATTACGAAACTACAGGAACAATGGAATGGGCAATTCTTCCCTATGCAGATTTGCATAAAAAGAATAGTATAGAGGAGATAAATGCAGAACATTTATTTACTCATGTAAGAGGTGAAATACCGCCACACGTTACACCTGAAGTAGACTTAGATAGATTTGATAAGTTTAGAACGGTTTTTGCAGGAGATTTACATGCTCACGAGAATACTCAACGAAATATTGTATATCCTGGCAGTCCAATGACTACTTCATTTCATCGTAACGAAGTTAAAACAGGTTATCTAGTTATTGACGATAATTTTGATTGGACATGGCATCAATTTAATTTACCTCAACTTATAAGAAAAACAGTAGACAATCCAGACGAAATGGTACAGACTGACTGGCACCATACTATTTATGAACTGGAAGGAGATATATCGGATTTAAGTAATATAAAAAATTCTGATTTATTAGACAAAAAAGTCATAAAAAGGAAAACAGAAGCAGCTTTGATACTTGATACAGAAATGACTATTGAAGAAGAGTTAGTAGAGTATTTAAGCTATATACTAGAACTAGAAGATAATAAAATTAAAAAGATATTAGGAGTTTTTAATGATAAAGCTAAAGAAGCTGAAGTGGAGTAATTGTTTTAGTTACGGAGAAGACAACCAGCTTGATCTTGATTCAAGCACTCTCACTCAACTTGTTGGTACAAATGGAACAGGAAAAAGTTCAATACCTCTTATATTAGAGGAAGTATTATTCAATAAAAATTCTAAAGGTATTAAAAAGGCAGACATAGCCAATCGTAAATTAGATAAGGGCTATCATATCAATCTTTGCTTTTCTGTAAACGATGATGAGTATATACTTGATGTTTCTCGTAAGGGGAATATCAAGTGTAGGCTCTGGAAAAATGATGAAGATATATCATCGCATACAGCAACAAATACATACAAAACTTTAGAAGAAATACTTGGAATTGACTTTAAAACATTTTCGCAAATTGTATATCAAAATACAAATGCGAGCTTACAGTTTCTTACTGCTACCGATACAAACCGTAAAAAGTTTCTAATTGATTTGTTACAACTTGATAACTACGTAAAATTCTTTGAAGTATTTAAGGAGTTATCAAGGGAGTTGAGTTCAGAGATTTCTACTGTGCAAGGGAAACTTGCAACAATAGATAAATGGTTAACCGACAACAAATTGGAAGATACATCTCTACTTCCAAAATTGGATTTACCAATTATCTCGGAAGAAGACGAGAAAACTTTACGTTCATTACAAGTAGAGTTTGAAAATATTTCGGAAAAGAACAAAAAAATTAATCAAAATAATTATTGGAAAGAACAGTTAAATTTAATTGATCTGTCCAAGTATGAAGGCGTCAGTGACAAGATTACTAGTTATGACGATCTTCAAGAAGACCTCGGTAAATGGAGAGCAGTAGCTTATCAAGAAGTCTTTGAAGGAACAGATGAAGAAATATGTCCAACCTGTAGGCAAAAGGTTGACGAAGATTTGATTGCTAATATACAGCAGTCACAAAATGAAGAAAAGAAAAATGCAGAAGAAAAAGTACAGTCCATTAGAGAAAAAATTGCTAATATCAAAGATAGCAACGACCTCGTCATGGAAGCAAAAAGTAAGAAAAAGGAATGGGAAGATTGCTATAGAAGCATTGACCAATCCTTACCAGTACAAATTCTTTCTGCAGAAACTTTACAATCAAGCATTGATGATCTTCAAAAAAAGATTTCAGAACAAAGATTCAAACTGCAAGAGGTTATAGACGAAAATACAAATAGAGATAGACATAATACTAGAATAGGTATTATAGAAGAACAAACAGAAGAGTTTGAAAAAGAGTTGGATTACTATAAAAATAGATTACAACTCATAGAAGATAAATTATCTTGTGCTGATATACTAAAGAAAGCATTTAGTACAAATGGATTATTAGCATACAAGATAGAAAATTTAGTAAAAGACTTAGAAGAATTAACTAATGAGTATCTAGCAGAATTATCAGACGGTAGATTTAATTTACAGTTTGTAGTATTAAACGACAAGTTAAACGTAGAGCTAGACGATAATGGAAAAATAGTAGATATATTATCATTAAGTGCGGGTGAGTTAGCGAGAGTAAATACTTCTACATTACTTGCCATAAGAAAACTTATGAGTAGTATATCAAAATCAAGAATCAATGTACTTTTCTTAGACGAGGTTACAAATGTTCTTGATGAAACAGGAAAAGAAAAACTTGTAGAGATATTACTAGGAGAAGAAGAATTAAATACCTATATAGTATCTCATGGCTGGACACACCCATTACTTTCTAAAGTTGAAGTTATAAAAACAAAAGATATAAGTAGATTGGAGTAATTATGGCAATAGAATTTGCAGATGTGTTAAAACCACAACCAAAAGAAAATATTCTTATAGTAGACGCTTTGAATATTGCTTTTAGATGGAGACATCAAGGCATACTAGATTTCAAGTGGGATTACATAAGAACTGTTGAGTCGTTGGCAAGGTCTTACGAAGCAGGAACTATAATCATCACAGCTGATGGAGGGAGTAGTTATAGAAAAGAAATATACCCAGAGTATAAAGCTAATCGTAAAGAAAGATTTGCCGACCAGACTGAACAGGAACAAAAAGAGTTTGAAATGTTTATGGCAGAGTTTTCAGACACACTCACTGAGTTGAAAAAGAAATATATGGTTTTTCAATTCAAAGGGGTAGAAGCAGATGATATTGCTGCTTATATCTCTAAAAACTTAGACACATATAAATTTCAGGATTGTTGGTTAGTATCTTCCGATAAAGACTGGGATTTACTTATAAATGACAGAGTATCAAGATTTAGTACTGTAACAAGAAAAGAAACTACAGTATATAATTGGGACGACCATTATGATTTTGAGATACCTGAATATATTACCTTTAAGTGTCTAACAGGAGATAAAGGTGATAATGTACCTGGGATACCAGGAATCGGTCCAAAAAGAGCTGTACAGTTGATGCAGCAATATGGAGACGTTTTTGATATTTACGATGCATGCCCAATAGATGATAGATATAAGTTCATACAGAATCTTAACGAACACTCAGAACAACTTCTGATGAATGTAGAACTAATGGACTTAATTACCTATTGTGATGAAGCTATCGGAGAATCAAACAGGGAAATAATTGATAGTGAAATTATGAGGTATGTAAATGGAGATTGATTACAGTAGAGATAATCTATTAGACGATATGTCTATTAGAACACTAAAAGATAGATATATGGTTGGCGATGAAACAAGTCCTCAACAAGCTTTTGCTCGTGCAGCAAAAGCATTTGCAGATGACAAGGATCATGCACAAAGACTGTATGACTATGCAAGTAAACATTGGTTTATGTTTGCTACACCAGTCCTTTCCAATGGAGGGACTGATCGGGGTCTTCCCATCTCGTGCTTCTTGAACTATGTTGAAGACAGTCGTGAAGGAATTACGGATCATTATACCGAAAATGCTTTTCTTTCATCATTTGGTGGTGGAATTGGAGGCAGTTGGTCTGATGTTCGTGCATCTGGAACAAAGACTTCAAAAGGTTCTGAAAGCACAGGAGTTGTACCCTTTGTAAAAGTCGTGGAC